GCAAGACTTGACAACAGGAGAATCACGACAAGCAGTAATCGAACAAGTTACATTCACCCGTATGACACCGCCCGATAAACGCTTTGATGGTTTTGGTGGCATCATAGAGATAACCGTAAGGACAGTATAATGCAGGCACAAGACTACGCAACAATTGCTGTTGCAGTAATGACAATTTTAGGTGGCTTTATTGGCGCTGTGAAGTGGCTAGTCAAGCACTACCTTAACGAACTCAAGCCCAATAGTGGCTCGAGTCTCAAAGATTCTGTTACACGGTTAGAAGATAAAGTAGAAATTTTATACCAGATGATGTTACACAAGGGGAGAAATGAATGAAGTCTGTAGTCAAGAAAGCCACACCTGCCGCTATTGCTGTCCTTCGACAAGCCACAGCGATAGCGCCATCTCGTTTGAAAGTATCCGATGGACTTCTTCCGTCGAAGCTGCATCAAACACAGAATCCTAAATCAGACCACAACACAGGCTATGGGGTAGACTTAACACATGACCCAAAGCGTGGCGTTGATTGTGCTGACATCTTTCAGAAACTAAAGGAAGACAAGCGAGTTAAGTACCTGATTTTTAAGGGAAAGATTTGGTCAGCAGAACGTGCTAAAGAAGGAGACCGTGATTATGACGGTTCGAATAAGCACAACAAGCATCTCCACATCTCAATCAATGAGGGTATGGGGAATGATACTTCACCGTGGTTCTGGTGGCTAAACCAGCCTAAGGTAATCAATCAGGTGAAGGCGATACTCACACCATCGCCAAGCAAGAAAACGTATAAGACTGCAGTTTGCACTTGTTGCAAAGTCCATACGTCAAATCCTACGTCCTAAGGAGGACTTATGAATACAGAGAAACTAGTTGCAATCGCAGGCACATACCTACGTGCTGCTTTCGCAGCCGTGCTAGCAATGTACATCGCAGGAGTAACCGACCCTAAGGCATTAGGTTCAGCATTCCTCGCATCCCTTGCGGCACCTATCCTAAAGGCGTTAGACCCTAAAGAGACTGCCTACGGCAAAGGTTCAGAGTAACCATTTAAGGCCCCTAGCGGGCCGATAGCAACAAGAAACCCCCTTACCTTAGTAGAAATACTAGGGCGAGGGGGTCTTTTGTGTTTTCAGCAATAGAATCGTATGCCTTCCACAGAGATATATCGCTCACGTGCCCAGGAGCAACCACTCTCCTGTGATTCCAAGCGAATTCTATTTAGTCGTCGTCTGCTTCTAGGTCCTCAAGCAGGTCATGGAAAGACCTATGGTTCTTTCTATATCGGTAATCCGTGTATCGGTTAATCAGTTCTAGGTATGCATCACGTACTGCTACTGCTGCTAGTACTCCAAAGAAAACTTCTAACATAGTATCTCCTATAGTATATAATATATATTATATATAATATAACCCCCGAAGGGGGTTTATTTATTATATATTAATATTAATTATACACACAGAATCTGATGGCGTAAGTAGGCGAGGCAGGTATGCCTAGTGGCACTACCTCCTGAGTGTGCTATGCTTACCCCATGATTCAACTTGGAGATTACGAACTACCTGAACACGTGAGTTACTCAGCGTTCAGTACCTATGTTGACTGTGGCTACCAGTATTATCTTGGTCGACTGCTGCAGTTACCTGAGGCACCATCAGTCTGGTCCGTGGGGGGCTCAGCCTTCCATACAGCGACAGAAATGTGGGACTTAGAAAATGCAGAATGAGTTATGGGCGAAAGCCTGGGCACAAGAACTTGGTGATAAGGACCTGACCAACGCACGTATTGGTGGTCGAGCAACCAAGGCTAACCCACAGAAGGAAGATGTTAACTTTTGGCAAACGACTGGACCTCAATGGGTACAGGCGTACATTGATTGGCGTAAGGCTAACCCTGACTGGAAGCTGTGGAAGACACCACAAGGCGTACCAGCCATTGAGTTAGCGATGCTACCTGAATTTGCTGGCGTGCCAGTCAAGATGATTCTTGACAGGGTGTTTGAAGTCAATGGCGAACTGGTTATCGTCGACTTAAAAACCTCTCAGCAAACACCAACCAATACACTACAACTTGGATTCTACAAGGTCGGATTACTAAAGACCTTTGGTATCGATGTTAAGTGGGGGACTTATTGGATGGCACGTCAGCACGGTGTGTCTCCTCTTGTTAGCCTCGAGCAGTACACAGAGGATAAACTTGAGTACCTTGTTTCAGGTTTTGACAAGGCTCGCAAAGCTGGAATATTTTTACCGAACACAAACAACTGCCAATATAAATGCGGATTGACAGCACACTGTCAGTTCTCAACGAAGATAGGATAACAAATGGAAGAATGGAAACTGCAAGTATCATACAAGACACCTGCTGGTGACATGATTAACGTCCGCGCTAACACCGCTGACGAACTAAGCGTGTTGCTTGAAGGTGTTGGCGACTACTCAACACAAGTTGCAGCAGTGCAACGATTGGTTGTTGGTGCCTACAATGCTGCCCCTTTGGGGACCACGCCTTCAACTCAAGGCACATCGCAATCCACTTACTCCGCTCCCAGCCAGGGGCAGGGTCCGTCACTTACACCTCCGCCAAGCGCGATTACGCCAACGGGACAAGCGAGCCCGACGTGCGTACACGGAGCGAGAATCTTCCGACAGGGAGTGAGCAAAGCGAGTGGGAAGCCTTACGCTTTCTGGGCATGCCCAACCCCACAGGGGACTCCAGACCAGTGCAAGCCAGTAAACTAAAACGTTAATGAAGGAACGCAGCTACCGACGTACACCACAGAAGTGGCTGCGTTCTTTCTACAAAGAAGGGAATGAATCAGGATGCGTACACTTGTCCGCTCAGTTGGTCGTTCCAGTATTGGTGGAGAACCGCTCCCTAGTTGCTTTAAGGCATTCGAAAGTAACAAGATTATCATTAGGCGCTCTGAGGTTTCGATGTTTGCAGCAGCACCAGGAGTTGGAAAGTCCACACTAGCACTGGCACTTGCACTTAAGATGAAGGTGCCAACACTTTACATCTCGGCAGATACCAACGCACACACGATGGCTATGCGTTTAGCCTCAATGATTTCAGGTAAGTCACAGACCGACGTTGAAGCATTGATGAACACAGACCTAGGTTGGACCAAGGCAACACTTGCTAAGGGTTCACACATTGTCTGGTCATTTGAATCAGCACCGACGCTTCAAGATATTGATGAAGAGGTGCAAGCATTCGAAGAACTATGGGGTTGCCCCCCAACTTTAATTATAGTAGATAACTTAATGGATGTAGCCACCGATGGTGGTGAAGAGTTTGCATCAATGCGTGCAATCATGAAGGAGTTGAAGTATCTTGCCCGTGCAACGAATGCTGCAGTTGTTGTCCTTCACCACACAAGCGAAGCGGTCCAAGGCTCTCCGTGCCAACCACGTTCGGCTATACAAGGCAAGGTTGCTCAACTTCCTGCTCTTATATGTACCCTCGGCGTTGTTGGTACTTCTATGGGTGTTGCGCCTGTTAAGAATAGATACGGTAGAGCTGACGCAGGGGGAGGACTCATGACATGGGTTGCTTTTAATCCTGAGTACATGTTCATTGATGATATTCCAGAGAATGTGTAATGGAAAAAACATTAGCAGTTCATCTAAAAGAATTACGTGAAGAGATAGCAAAAGATATTGAAAGGCACATACCTCATGGTGATATGTGTGACATTACAATGATATATTTACAGGCAGTAGCAATAGTTCGGGGTAAATATAAATGACAACCCGTAAGTCTCACAAGGTTAGAGGAGCAACATATGAAACAGACATTAGAGACTGGTTTCGAGCAAATGGATACGATTCTGAGCGACTTGCTCGAACAGGTGCAAGAGATGAGGGCGACGTTGTTGTCCGCTCAGACTTCCTTGGTAGCATTGGCGTTATCGAATGTAAAGCACCAGGGGCAGGCAATGCCATTGACCTTAGCGGTTGGTCGAGAGAGGCACAAGTTGAAGCAGGACATTATGCGGAAGCAAGGGGGCTCGAGCGTGAGTCCATCCTCGCAGCAGTACTTATCAAGGCTAGAGGAAAGTCAATAGCAGATTCATATTTAGTATTACGATTAGGAGATATCTTCGGTGAATGATTTGCCCAGCATCAAGGCTGTGCTAGAGCACTACGGTGCCAGCGTACGTCGTGACCATGGGCAAGCAAACCTTAAGTGTCCCTTTCACAGTGACTCACATCAGTCAGGTACAGCTAACTTAGATGAGAACTTATTCGTATGCTTTGCATGTGGTGTACAAGGAAATAGTTTACAAATCATAGCGAGACAAGAAGGGTGTGACATACGTGGGGCAGCAAAATTCGCAGAAGGAACTCTTGGGCATAGCGTCGAGAAAGTACCAGGAAAACATATCTCAGGCAGAAGGTTACCTTCGAAGCAGGGGTATAACTCTGGAGGTAGCACGATTGGCACGATTAGGCGTAGTCGCGGAGCCTGAACCAGGACATGAACAGTACCTAGGAAGACTTAGCATACCTTACATTACTAAGACTGGTATCTCTGACATTCGCTTTCGCTCACTTAACCCAGCAGTTGAACCAAAGTATATGGGTATGGTAGGTGCGGATACAAAGATGTACAACGTATTAGATATTGAACGAGCAGGTGATTGGATTGGAGTATGCGAAGGTGAACTCGATACCCTTACTATGTCTCGTTGCGTTGGCATACCTTGTGTTGGAGTACCAGGTGCAAACAGTTGGAAGAAACACTACACACGTTTGCTCGCTGACTTCGAACGAATCTTTGTATTCGCAGATGGTGATGGGCCAGGTAGAGAATTTGCAAACAGTTTGGCTCGAGAGTTGCCAGTCACCATTGTTGGATTCGGTGACGGGGAAGATGTTAATTCAGCATACACCAAGTATGGCGCAGGATTTATTAAAGAGAAGATGAGATTAACAAATGAAGAATAAGATTAATCCGTGTCCTGATTGTGGTCAACAGTTTGACAATGTATTTGAGGCAACAGACCACTTGCTAGAAGATGAAGATGAGTTTGACCCAGCATTAGTGTTGCCTAATGGCTATCGCCTTATGATTGGTTCATTGTTACGTTGCATGTACCGATATGCGCATGACCCTGAACAGGTAAAATCAATCACACAGGATACCTACATGACATTATTTACAGCGGAAACGCAACCAGATGTAATACTAGATGTGATTGAAGATATGATTGTTGGCTCTAATATGGTGGGAATTGATGACGAACTTAAACAACTACTCGAAGGCGGAGGCTGAAGAGATATGGCAGATTATCCAATACGTATCAGGACTGGGATTGAAGATAGAGTCATATCAGAAGCAAGGCGGTCAGCTAAAGATAACCTTAACAATCCCTCTCTTGCACGTGAAGTCCATCTAGAGGTGCACTTGAGCAACACAGTCAATGAACTTTCTGACTTGTTGTTAAGCAAACATAAGGATTATGGTGCTAAGAATATTTCGCAAGCCCCTGGTGGGCCTATCAATGGCTTGCGTGTACGGATGCATGACAAATTGGCACGCATCAGTAATCTAGTCGATAGTGGTGCTGACCCTCAGCATGAATCATTGGAAGATTCATTCAAAGATATGGCTAACTATGCAATCATTGGATTGCTAGTACTACGAGGACAATGGGATAAATGAAACTACTTGACTTATTCTGCTGTGCAGGTGGAGCCTCTAAAGGCTACGCCTTAGCAGGGTTTGAGGTAACTGGACTTGATGTTAAGCATGGTAAGCGGTATCCATTCACTTACTTACGCAGAGATTTTAATACTGTTACACTTGCTGAGCTGCAGGAGTATGATGCAATCCATGCGTCACCCCCATGTCAGACTCATAGCATAACCAAACATCTGCGGGAAGCGCAGGGTGGGACGACATCTAAGTTAGATTTACTTGAACCAGTACGACAACTACTGATTGAATCAGGTAAGCCTTATGTAATTGAGAACGTCAAGGGTGCTCCGCTTGTTAACGCAATTCAGATATGTGGCTCAGCTTTTGGCTTGAAGGTACGCAGGCATAGATTGTTTGAGAGTAATATTAAACTCGAAGGCACGAAGTGTAAGCACAAAGAACAAGGCAAGCCCGTTGGTGTGTATGGTGCGATGAATGATAACCCTCAGGGGTTAGACAAAGCAACAGGCAAGTATGTCTACGGTGGTACAACTGCTAAGACTATTGAAGAAGCACGTAGTGCTATGGGAATTGAATGGATGATTTGGGGTGAACTAGTAGAGGCTATACCTCCAGCGTACACAGAGTACATTGGGAAACAACTGATAAAGGAGTTAACTAATGACAAACAAGTCATCGTTTGATTTGGATTTTGGGTACGGACGTAAGGGTGAACAGTTAGTAGATGAGTTGCTTACTGGTGGACGTACAGTAGAAGTAAAGCGTGACCGCAAGTGGGCTAAGACTAACAACCTATACATTGAGACCGAGTGTTTCTTCAAGAAGATTGAGGACTGGGCACCATCAGGGTTGGGTGTAACTGAGGCTTCTTACTGGGCGTTCGTGCTTGAAGATAGCACACTCATTGTGCCGACAGATGCATTGCGTTATGCAGTCAAAGAGTTTGGTCGAGAGATTACTTGTAACATACCACCAAATCTTTCTAAAGGTTTCTTGATTACAGTAGATGATTTAATGTCAGCGACACGACTATACAAGAAGGCAAAGGCAAATGAACTGGCAACAAATTGAGCCGTGGGAATATGTAATCGTAGCGGTGGCCTCTGAGTATCATCGCAAGTTTGACATGGTTGAACTCGAAGATATCAAGCAGAGTTTATACGAGTGGTTTGCTAAGCACCCTAACAAGGTGGCTGAGTGGGAGAAGATAGGTAATAAGGA